TTCCTACTTTTAATTCCTCTGGTAGTTTATTGTCCATTTGAATTTGCCATCCTCCACCAGTGAGTACTGCAATTTCTCTGTCCCTTTTATCTCTATGCCATATCAGTTCTTCTTCGTTTAGGTTTTTATCGAATGTTCTGATAAAAGCACCACCCTCTACTTCAGTGTCCTCATATGGTTTTACCAATAGAAATTGCCTCCTCCACTCAAACCAAGTTGCTTTGCATAACGTGGCAAGTTACATGCCCAATATGCGGCTTTGGTTCTGTCTTTTTGTTGGTCGCATTTGTGACGAGCAGCAAATGATTTTCTTGCCTCTGGATCATTCAACTTGACTTTTAGTCCAGTTGTGTCACCCCATGTAACCTTTTTGACATTACCTGTTGATGGGTCTTTGACGTACACATAGTATTTCTTAGGGCCGCCAACCTTTGGTTTGTTTAGTTCTACATCTTTTTCTTCAAACATCATAGGACAGTCCAGTGGTACTGGAACGCCTTGATACATAGCATATTTGCCCAAATCTCCTTCCATAAGTTCTTTATCGAAACCTACTGGATTATAGACACCCACTTTATAAGCATCTCTCTTTTCTTGGAAGAATTCAAAATACTTTTCTGAACCAACACGATAGATGTTGGATTCAATTAGACTTGATGTTTCACACTCATTGCAACAATCGGGAGTTCCACACTTTGTGTGTTCTTTAAATGAAATTACTGGTTGTCCTGGCGTCATTTCTTGAGTCATCTCCCTTCTTGCATCTGTTCCTATTTCACGAGGGTCTTCTTTCTCTTCAGACTTACCCTTGTGTTTCTTCCATAAATCTGCATCAGCAGTGGTTCTTGTCTTACCACCAGTGATGAAGGAATTAACTCTTGCGTGTCCCCATTGCTCAGGAGTAGTGCCTGGCCTGTGTCCAGTTCTCCACGCAGCAACACCACGATTATAAACTTGTTTTAAGATCGAAACTGAGATACCAGAAGCTTCTGCTTTCTTTGCAAGAGACTTATCTGCATCCTCAACCATCCTAGACTCTTTATACAAGTCTGGGAATTTCTTCTTCATCTTGTTTGTATACTGAGATGGTTTAGTCTTTGCAGACTTATCGCCTGGCGCTGGTTTGTATGCACTATCATCACCATCGTCCTTTTCTGCACCCTTCTCAAAGTGTCTTGCACGAGCCTGTTTGGTGGACTTAGACATATCGTCACCTTCAGCATCTTTTGCATAATACTTCGCTGGTTGAGTTCCTTCTCTATCTTTAATATCTTTGTCTTGTTTACCTTCTGGAACACAGTTAGGAACGTCTTTTCCGTTTTTCTTTTTCATTCCAACTTGTTTGAACCCTGGCCAACAATCCTCAGTCGCAAGTTCTGGATACTTGTCCTTAAACATATTATGCAATGCTCGTGAGTTAATACCACTCATAGTTCTTGCAACTTGGTCTGCATAATATGACAATGAATGTTTTAGATTATTATTAGTCTCTTTTTTCTTTCTGTCAATAACAGATTTCAAAACCTCTGCGGCCTTCTCATAACCTTTTTTCTTAACTGTCTTTGCCAAAACATTTTTAATGAGTTGTCCAGTTGTCATCTCTTGAAGTTCGTACAACCACTTCTTGTGAGTAGTTCCATCTTCTTCTGCAAAAGTAACATAGTTTGTTCCTCTACGAATAACTTTACCAGTTACACCAGTATATGAATCTGTAACTTCTTCACCAATGTTTAAAATCTCTCCACGAACATACAAATCTCTGAATACATCTTCTTCAGTTAGAACTTCTTCTCTTGGCGAAAATGATTCACGAATGCCCATATACTTACGAACATCTTTGAACAGAGACATTGATTGACTGAAGTTCTTTGGCAGTCCAAGTTTGAACTGTTCAAAATCGTTTGCAGAGGCAGCGGCCCGCATCTTAGATGCAGACATACCAGTTACACCTTCTGCATCTGGGTCACGTTCACCAGCAGATACAACCTCAATGTTGTCAAAACCATAGTAACCATGTCTTGCATCAACACCGTTATATTTGTTGAGTAGAGATTCAAACTCTGCAACTCTATCAGAACCAACAACCATTACGATTGATTTGTGTCCTTTGTTGTGTAGTGATACTGCAATCTCAAATACGTTTCGTGCTTTATCTACGATAATGTTCCTTGCATGTTTTGGGAACATCTTTTTCATGTATGCAACTTTCTTTGCATATGGAAGAGGGTCTTTCTTTGGATTTTCAGAGTGAGATGCAAAAATATAATAGGGTGCGCCTGGATTTGATTTAGCAACAGATGCAACCTTCTCTATTAGTTTTTCGTGTCCAGTGGTTGGTGGATTAAAACGTCCAAATGTAAAGACGCAAGTATCCCCACGGGCTTCTCTGATATCCTTAAAACTCTTCATTGTTCACTACCCATTTCTCTTGCTTTTTTAAGTCTTTCCAATTCAGCCTTTTTCATTCTTGTCATCAACTTCTTTGCAATCTTTTTAATTGCACCAGCCTTCTGCTTAACAAGTCTATCATCTAGTGCCTGTCTAGTTGGTAAAGGCAAATTTGCATAATCTTGTTTATCCATACCAGCAAACTTTTTAATAATTATCTGTTTTGCAGCCTTGTTTGCTCTTTGTTGTATTTTTGAATCAGGAGCAAGTTTCTTCTTCTGTCTCGCAATCTTTGCTTGAACGGCAGGGTTTTTCATCATCTTACGCATTCTTAATGCCATCTTTCTTCTCTGAGAAAGTGTCATTGCTTTCCTTTCAGAAAGTTCAAAGACTAGATCATCGAATGTTTTCATTTATCCCACGCCTTGATTGCAGTAAAGTTATTAAAACTAAATTCCATTCTATCAACTAATTTAACTGCGTTACCAGAAATTCTATCAATTGCAACATACCCTTCTGGATTAACAACTTTAAATCCATTGGATGTTTTGATAAAAGTTCCAATGCTCTTTACTGTATTTAGTTTCTTTACAATACCCATCTTGGCTTCTACGATGTGGTTTTGAAACTCAATAATATTAGTTAAGTTTACTGTATGTTTCTTTAGTTCACGGACTATTTCTTTTTTCTTATTTTCTACTTCTTGTTTCTTAACAGGCGTTTTTAGTTTGTCAATCTTTTTATTAAACACCTCTTCAACCCAAGGAATATATCCTTGTGCATGTTTCTTTGGATTGGTAATCTTTTGTCCTTTTCTTACCATACTGTTGTTGTATGTCTTGAGAGAAGCCCCAGAGAAATCACCAGTGAAACTGTTTTGAATTGTGAGAAAACTGTTAAGAAGTTGTGAATTGATTTTTCTGAAAGTCTTACCAGCCATGGACAGATGTGATGTTACAACTTCGGTTTCTTTTTCATTCATTGTAGCAGAACCAGAAACATCTTTGTATGTCGCATCATCCATCCAAACTGTAGATGTCTTATTCAATCCTTGAATATTTGCACCAAAGGACGCTTTCATATCTTGTAGTGCATCACCAGTATATGTGGTGTGCCACACAATACCAATCTTTGCATTTTTAATAATCTTGCCAAAATCTGAATTTACTGGAACAGCATATACAATTGTATTCGGTTGAAATGTGTAATAAGAAACACCATCAATGGTTTCTGTAGACACATCATCAGTGAACATCAAGTCGCCTTGAAGAACGCCTTTGATACCCAACTTAGAAAGTTCTGCAAGTGACACTTTAAACTTTGCATTCAGTGTACCAGATAAATCTGCATCAATCTCTGCATTAGATTTGTATAGTTTTGGTTCTTTATTGAATACTGATTTCTTTGCAACGAAAAACCTACCATCTTCTGGGTCAACACCAGCAAAGATTGCAGGAGCGCCGTCCCACTTGACTGTCATGTTTACAGAACTACGACTTGAACCAGCCAACATGTCACGCAATGACTGAACAAAGTTAATTGCTGCTCGTCCACCAGTAACACCAAAGTTGAGGATTTCGTCCTCAATGTGTTCTAGGTGAAGATTCTTACTAGCCTTATCTTCTGTAATAAATGAACTAAACTTTAACATTACATTGCCTTTAAATGTACACAAGAATCTTCTGATTCTGATTTTGCGTATCTGTATGCAAGTTCTAAGAACTTTTGTTCTTTGCCTGATAGTCTGTTGAACATGAAAGTAACAAGATACTTAGACTCCAACCAGTTACTATCTTTCTTACCAAGTTTCTTTTTAAAATCGTCAAGTGTTACTTTTGCATCTTCTCCAGCTGAAAGATATTCAGAATAGAACATTTCAAAAAACTTATCGTTCTCTCTTTTAATCATATCAGTAACAGACTTCCTTGTTGGAAACTCAGTTACACCAGCACCCTTTAGAACTTTTCCTATAGGACTAGTTATACCACTGTCTCCACTCAACTTACCATGTTTGGCCTGTTTACCGATAATCTCTGCCTGAAATGCAGGGAATGTTCTGAACTGCATTTCAAGTCCGTCTGCACCAAAAATGTATCCGTCTTTAGAACTAAAGAAATCTCTTTTACCCAAAGTCTTTTTTGTGAATTTTGGTGACTTAAATGGTTTCTTATAATTAATCTGTTTGAACTTTACCTTTGTGGTTTTCTTCAAAGAGATACCCATGATATCTCTAGCAGCATATGCCTTCATAAGTTCTTGGTTAATGTATGGAAGTGCTGGGTTCCCACTGAAATCATAGTTACTCAGTTTAGTATCTTGCACTATCCAAATATCAGCAGGAGTCCACTTGTTAACATTTGTAAAATAATCCTGTCCAGAATTCTTAAACAAGTTCTCAATCATTTCTACGAAAGCTGAACCTCTGTGAAAACTGTATTGGTTTCTACCCAATGCACGATACAAACCTTTAGCTACTGAAATGGAAGAAACAACCCAATCTTGTGTCAACCCTTCAATCTCTTCCCAACTAGCATCAACCTTCACTTGGTTGTATGCCGCTTGTAGTTCCAACATATTGAAGTCTGTTTTTGGATTATTCCAAATCGCTTGACAGTACACACATTGTGCAGATTCAGCAGCACGAGTTCCAGATGAACCGCCACCAGAACCAGAACCACCACCAAACATTTTGGTTTTCTGAATTTGTGTAATTCTTAGGGATTTACCGTTAGATGCTATGAATGAAGGTTTGCCAGAAGGAAATGCAGTATCAAAGTCATCGTTATCAAATGCAACCTTTAGTGCGTTATCAGACCATTGAATAGATACCTCACCTTCATCTGTGGGTATCTTTGTTGTGTTGTCAATGATGGATTGAAGTATGGCCTTGTTATCACGTTTTGCAATATCTGCTTTCTTCAGATTCGCTTCTGTTAACTCAGAATAAGAATTCTGAATTCTTTCTACATGTGATACTTTGGTCGTGTCAACTGGATTCAGTTGACGATAATACTTTCTGATAGACATTTAGCACAGTTTCCATTCATACAAATAATTTCAATACTATTTATATAACACGGTTACTCTAAAATGTCAATATTGCCCTTCATAAAATTAGGCAATGGTACATTTCCAAAAGGTTTAGTTTGTGTAAGTTGCTCTGAGAACAACTCAGCATCCTTCTTCTTTCTAAATGTACGCACGA